GGCCGCTGCAGTAGCAGAAGCAGAAGCGTTTGTTTCCGCTGTCTCTGCGTTAGTCTCAGCAGTCTCAGCATTGGTCTCTGCTAGTTCTGCCGCTGTCTGAGCAGTCTCTGATGCAGTCTGCGCTGCCTGCGCTGCTGTCTTAGCTGTCTCTGCTGCGGTCTGTGCGGTTTGTGCTGCGGATGCTGCATTAGACGCAGTAGTTGCATCTGCAGATACAGACGCTTCAGATCCTGCCGCGTTTGTTGCTGAGGTTGCCGCTGCTGCTGCAGAAGCACTAGCTTCATTTGCTTTAGTAGTGGCAGTCTGGGCGCTGGTAGCTACCTGTGAAGCATACGCATCAGTACTAGCATCACCAGAACCACCTGTTCCACGGAATAAAGGCATCTACTACTCCTACTAAAGAAAAGGAAAAGGGGCCATTGCTGACCCCCATAAGGTCGTTACTCTGCGACTGCGAGTACGAAACCAGCTTCAGGACGATATACCTGAACACCATACAGGCAATCAGCCGTGTACAGAGTTGAGAGGTATTCCTGCTTGTACTGGGTCTGCGAACGTACAGACTGCTGCTCTGCCATGATGATTGCATCACGGTGGAACAAGAGTGCAGCACGAGTGTCTACTGAAGACGCAGTGTTGTCGCCAGCTGCTTCAATAGTTCGGCAGTTAGCTGAAACGTAAACGTCTACACCGTAGAGGTTACCAATAAGACCACTGTTGACAGCCTGACCAGATACAAAGTCAGAAGACACATAACGGTCAATACCCATGATAGTGTTACGAACAGAAGGTGGGATGATAAGCGCACGTCCGTCCATAGGTACGTTGTTGTCATCAAGCTTCTGGATCATGTCACGGAAGAACGCATCAGTGAATACGTCGTTTGCGTCCATTGTGTCGTCAACGTACTGAGTAGTAGTACCGTTGTCATTGAAGAAACAACCAGTGTGCTGGTAGTCAGTTTCTGCTGGGCTGAATACAACAGCACCACCATCACCAAAGCCAGTACCTGCAGCGTGAAGGTCATTGTCGATTTGTACAGCAAGAGCATAACCAGCGTCTTCAGTGTAGAACTGACGCAGGCTAGAAAGAGCTTGTACTTCTACAATGTCCTCAATCAAGCGTGAGTACTCGAAGTGACGGTCAATGTCAACAGTCAACTCGCCTTCAGTGTTTGCAATGATAGTGACTGCTGTATCAGCAACCTTAGCATTTGCATCACCACGGACGGGCTTAGGCACATGTAGCTTGTCGCCTTTCTTGCCAGTCATAGCAAGCTTCTTGACAAGTGGAGCCATCTTCAGGTTCTTTTGGTAAGCAGCAATAATCTCGTCACTCCAAATTTCTGGAATGAAAGTATTCGCCTCTGTCTTCGCAGTAAAACCGGCTGCGCCCGGAAAAGTTGCAGTAGCCATGTCAATCTCCTAGATTATTTGACTCGACCCTCCGCATAAGCTGCCATAATTTCTTCGGACAAAGCTTGATAACGGTCAGGGTCATTCTTCATTAGTTTAATAATGTCGGCCCTGCGATATACCTTCTTACGTGATCCCTCAGCACTGCCTCGTGCATTGCCTGTATTAGCTGCCTTTAGTGATTGCTTACGTGCCTGTTTTTCAACATTGGCGGTTTGCTGAGCAACTGTCTTACGTTCTTTCCAGAGAGTAAACAGTTCGTCAGCAGCTTCAGCATCATACTGTTGGTCAGCTTGTACAAACAACTGAGTCCTAATCTTAGACGCCTTAATCCACTCAGCAAATCCAGCATCACTCAAGATACTTTGCATGTCTGGGTGTTTGGACTGAAGCGAAGCTAGTGACGACTGCTTTTTGTACTCTGCAGTGTACTGCTGTGCTTCTCTAATCCTAGGGTGATTCTCAATAGCACGATTAACTGCACCTTGAGGATCTGTAAAATAGTCTATATCGTCTTCAGGCTCAACGTATTGTTGTTGAGGTGCTGATGTCGTTACACTCTGACTAATATAGTCATCAACGACTTTACGAAGTTCGCCTACTTCAGAAGACTGACGACCTAAAAGCTTTTCAGCTTCTTGGTGCATCTGTACTACTTCTTCTAAAGACTTACCTTGGTACTTGTCTGGTAACCCTTGTTCTTCGGCTTGAGGTTGCTCAACTTCTTCTTGTTGAATCTCATCTACTTCGTTTTCAATGGCGTCCACGTTTTCCTCTTCAGGTTGTGGATCAAGCATTGTAGCTCTTGACATAATTAAACTCCGTGATTATAATCATTGTGGAGACTTCTTTCTACCTGCTTTTTCGTGTTCTCGTACCCACTTCATGTGACTACCGGGAAAATCTCCAGTAGAACCATCAAGGTGAAAAGACGGGGCAGATACCATTTTTGTAGCGTTAGCACCACAACCGCACCTACTGGTTGTAGTACCACTCTTTACAAAATCTTCAAAAACATGTCCGTTAGAACAACGGAAGTCATAAATTTTAAACATCAACAGGACCTTCTTCTTCTGCTTCGGCTTGATCCCTAGCAGCTTCTATAGTACCCTGTAGATTAATTACTGTTGCAAAAGCAGCTACTTGACCTTTACGGAAGTATAAATCTTCTACGTCTTTTACAGTCTGAATGTCTGCTAATTGAGTTGCGTTTGTGGAAAGCTCTTGCAAGAGTTGTTTGAAACCTTCGTGATTGAAGAGTTTGTTGTAGTTGTCGAAGTAGGTTTCAAGCTCAGTGTTCATAGTTTCCTCTAATGTTGTTAACTATAGTTTTATTATATCATACTTTTTAGAGTTTGTCAAGCTTTTCTTGTAGTCTTCCTGCGTCTACCTGAAGCTGTGACTGCGTGTTTGATTTTAGCTGGTCCTGTTTTGCGTTTAGCTGATGACTTTTTTTCTGCTGCAGTCATCTTAGCTGCAACAGCTTTAGGTCTACAGGAAGGGTAAGGACGTTTACTGTTTTTAGCAGACTTACGACCACATTTCTTACCAGTCTTAACGTCAACCCATTCCTCGTCAAACCATTTCTTAAGCCCTGTTTTCTTAGGCATAAGTACCACCACGTTTCTTGTACTCACGAATCAACCATGCCGAAGCATACGCAGAAGGCCATACATCAAACTTACGTTTAGCTTCTGATTTAACTCTAGAATACAACGCCTTGTTTTTAGGAGTAGGTCCAGACTTTTTAGGTTTTGCTTTAGCTTTAGCCATGACTACTTCTTTTTGTTTTTCTTGTTAGTCATTGTGCGTTGACCGCGCATAGGCATAGCTGGCTTCTTTTTCTTTGGCTTAGTCGTACTTGTTTTCATTCCATAACCGGGCATGGCTTTCTCCTTTGTTTTATCAAAACATCATAAAAGTGTATGAATCGTTTTTACCAACGTCCTCTTGTTTTTCTTTAGCATCGTACTTAGTAGAAATACCTTGATCTTGCATTTCTTTAATTCTACGCTTAGATGTTTCACACATAGAGTAATATTCAGTTGGTCGGTAACTTACTGTATGATCTTTATCTTTCATTTTTTACTCCTATGAATTTTTTGAACTTCAAAGTTAGCTGCTTTAGAAGCTCCTTTGTGTGGTTTATAGCCTTCAGCCGGGTCTTTCATAAGTTTATAAGTACTGCCACTTTTCATCCAGTGGTGGCCTTTAGGTGCATTAACTTTCATAGTATCACCACTTCTTACACGACCAGTATCGTGCCGTTAGTTTACTAGGTGGGTTTGTGTCACACTTGTGACGCGCTCTAAACGACTTACGACGTGCAGGTTGATCCTTCTTAATGGTCATCTTTGCATCGCCAAAACGTATAGTCTTAGTCTTGTCACCGTCCTTGGCAACTACTACAAACTTCTTAGTAGGGTGACTAGGCGTCCGCTTCGGTTTGTTGTACCCGCTTACCCCTGCTCGTGCTAGTTTTGGGTCTTTGCTCTTGGGCATTAGACAACTCCTCCACCTTGCGTTCCAGTTCCGTTATTCGTTGGAACGTTCCCTGAAATTCGTTGTTGACTCTCTGCAGGAGGAGCCTCAGTTCGTGGTCTGTTAGCATTGGTTTTACCTTCTATTTGTTTTTCTTTAAGGAGAGTATCAGCAACTTTCATACGTCGCTCAAACTCTTTATCTTCTGCGTCACCTTCTTTAAGGTTTCTAGTAACGGCGTTAATACGGTCAATCTCAAGTTCCATAGGTACAGCTTGAGCTTCAGCAGCCAACTTAGCAGCTCGTGCTTGTGACTCTTGAGCCTGAGCAGACAACGCTGCAGTTTGTGATTGCTGGAACTGCATTTGCAATTGTTGTATTTGTTGTTGCATCTGCTGGGCTTGAGGGTTAGGTTGTGAAGCCTGAGACAAAGCAGCAACTAGTTCTTCACGGTTAGACAAGTTCATGTTGTCAACAACAGACTGAATCAATGTGTTGTACAGCGGTGAGTCCTTACCCATAGTCTGTAGTAGCTGTACTAGTTGAGTTACTTCGTACTCTCTTGCAATAATACCCAAAGTGCTACTTGCGTTAAACTTGTAGTCAGCTACTGGATAATTTTCAGGGTCAAACTGCATGTAACGATACGCTGCTTTCTTAACAAACGGAATCAAGAAAGACTGTTGGAAGTTAATCAGTGTGCGTTTATGACGTTTAATAATAGCGCCAAGAGACATACTAATCCCAGCGGCAGTACTCTCGCCATTAACAGAGCCTGCGATTCCTGCTGAGTCAACGGCTCCTGTTGCTTGTTGTACCATCTGCTGCAAGGCTCCTGCCTGAGCAAAAGTGATTTGACTAACTTGACCAAAGTTAAACGGTTGAAGTACTTCACGTGGGTCTCCGTTGGTTAAAATCATCTTACCGGGTCGTACTTCTGGCTTTGCACCACGTGGTAGACGAGTAGCATCAATAGCCATCATTGGATGAATTGTTAAACTAAGTGCGTCAATTCTGGCTCTTAACTCTGTATCTAAAGCCTTCTGACTGTTATAGCCTTTTTCACAAACACCACGACCCCAGAAGCGTCCGGGTACTACGTCCCAAGGAAACGCAACAATAGGACGATCTTCCATCATGTAAGGGTTAGCTTCTGCCTTAAGTAGAATACCACCGTTAGCAATGACTACAACGGCCTCTACGTAACGTGAACCTTCTTCCCCTTCTCCTTCTACCTCTTCTTCGTCATCGTCGCTCAGAGCGGATTCTAAAAGCTCTCGTGGCACTAGGCCATAGTACTTAGTAAGACGTACCTTGTCGTCATTGTAAATTGTTATGTCTTGGTCAGGCTCAAGGTCAGTGTCAGGAGCAGCAGAACCAACGTACACGTCACGATAAACACCTTGTTCTTGTAACAATTCTACATGGTGCTTGCTTACAAACTCATCTACAGCTACACCCATAGCGTCATCTACAGACGTAGCTACAGGATCAATCAGGAAGTTCTGAGGTAGTACAGGCTTAAGCTTAACAACAACACGGTCAGTAACATTTACACCTACTGCTTGCAAATCACCACCCATAACAGGTTGCGTACCGGGCGTCATCTCTTTCATTTCTTCAATAACAATCTCACCAACACCTGTACCAAATACAGCAGCATTGATAAGACACTCTGCAACAGACTTACGTACCATGCAGTTTTCAAAGTCTTCAGTTAGTTTGTTACGCAGGAACAGCACATCTTCCTTTTGCGTGTCACCTAAGTTGTCACTAACATCAAACCACTTACCACGTCCAAACGTAGCTTCTTCTAACTCAGCAACATTAGACTCGACAGCTTGCTGAAGTGCAGGAGAAATAATACGGGAACGCTCAGACTTACGGTCACTGTCTGCAGGATCCCATATACCACGCCAGAGTCTATAATACTCTTCAAACCTTCCTTCATAATTTGACTCGTAATAGTCACGCCAGTCCTCACATTTGGTTATGACCCAGTCTTCAATCGTTTCTTCAACTAAAAGTGGATCTTGTTCGTAAAATTCTGCCATATTAGTATCCTGCTACCACGTCTAAAATATCATGGTCTTCTATTTCGTAGTCATAGTCATATGCTACGTTAGCCAATTGGTCAATGTACGCTAGTGCGTCCACCAAGTCATCATGGGTCAAAGGGTCAGGAAACTGAAAGAGCTGGTCTAGAAAACGACTATTCCACTCTCCCTTGTTCAGAGTAATGT